AATACTCCCTCCGTTCTCATCTATTATAACTTGAATAACGCGTATAATCAGTAGAAATAGCGATAAAAGTGCTGCTATGATTTACAATTTACTAAAGAAAGTCAATTTATGTTTATTTAGTTATCAATATATTAAAATTACACGGATAAATTTTAATAAACGTATTGACCTTTTCACAAAATATTTATATACTAAACAAGTCGTTAATAATCATTTAATAAATGGCTCCTTGGTCAAGCGGTTAAGACACCGCCCTTTCACGGCGGTAACACGGGTTCGAGTCCCGTAGGAGTCACTTACTTTTCTTTTAATTAATGGTTGACCTGATATAGTCAATTATGATATATTAGAATGGTAGCCGAAAAAAATAGTATTAGCGCGGGATGGAGCAGTTCGGTAGCTCGTCGGGCTCATAACCCGAAGGTCGGTGGTTCGAATCCGCCTCCCGCAATTACATATTAGGTCCCGTAGTGTAGCGGTTAACACGCCTGCCTGTCACGCAGGAGATCGCGGGTTCGATTCCCGTCGGGACCGCCATTATTAATATGGTTCAGTAGCTCAGTCGGTAGAGCAAAGGACTGAAAATCCTTGTGTCGGCAGTTCGATTCTGTCCTGAACCATTACAACCATTGAGGCGGTTGTGGCGAAGTGGTTAACGCACCGGATTGTGGTTCCGGCATTCGTGGGTTCGATTCCCATCAACCGCCCCATATCGATTGAACTATATGCGGGTGTAGTTTAATGGCAAAACCTCAGCCTTCCAAGCTGATGTTGTGGGTTCGATTCCCATCACCCGCTCCATTTATTATTAATCCACAGTAGCTCAGTGGTAGAGCTATCGGCTGTTAACCGATCGGTCGTAGGTTCGAGTCCTACCTGTGGAGCCATGGCTCCTTGGTCAAGCGGTTAAGACACCGCCCTTTCACGGCGGTAACACGGGTTCGAGTCCCGTAGGAGTCATACAATCAGAAGTGAAATATCGCTTCTGATTTTTTTATTATGTGGAGAGTTGTCCGAGTTGGCCGAAGGAGCACGCCTGGAAAGTGTGTAGGCGTCATCATGCGTCTCGAGGGTTCGAATCCCTCACTCTCCGTTCTAGGGGTTTTTAGCGGTATTTTAGGTTATTTTCGGTAATTCCTCGTAATTAAAAATCCCATAACGACGGGGTTTGTTAGATTTCGTAATTTCTCGTTATTTACCGCAAATTTTCTAAACTGACCCAAAACTGACCCAAACTGACCCGAAAACAAGCCTAAAATGACACGAAATAAGATAAAATAACTTATCCTAAATTGACCCAAACTGACTAATTTGTGTTATAATAAACATGTAAGGAGGAGCCCTAGGGGCTCCAGATAAATTATTTCTTGTTGTTAGGCTTTCGGTCTAAATAACCAAGATGCCATATTCTTAGTTGTTTTAAAATTGCTGGTGTCCGTTGTACTGCTAATAGTATGATGGGTACCAGCATTTTTTTCATTTAGATGAAACTTCTTTCCCAAGACTTGCTAGTTTCTCGCATGTATCTAGTGATAAGTTTCCAACTTTTCTATAACCATTCCGAATTTTAGATATGTTTCCACGTGTTAACCCTGTTTTTGATTCGATATAATAATTCGTTAAATCTGAATTCAAAACCTTTAAGACCTCATTTCTCAACGCTTGAATATCCATATGAAGCCTCCTTTTGACATAATTTCAATAATAGTTTATTATAATATTGAAAAGGGATGACCCCAAATTAATGGGGTCTTAAGATGAATTACTCATAGTCTTGGTCATTGGAGTGACCTTGATGCCATAATCTGAGTTGTTTTATAAGTTCTGGTGATTGATATGCTAATATCATTACTAGAACTTTTATTGTTTCATCCATCTTATCACCTCCCTTTTCAAAAGGTGATGTAAGGTAACTATCAACCTTACTATATAATTATATCATAAGAGGTGTCAAATGACAACTAATTATATAAACTTTATATAAAAATATCGGGCACAGCTCCTAGGAAGCCTGCCCGAGTACAGTAAATTATTATAATGAATGATATATGATTACTTATTTATCATAAATATTAGCGTTATAATCCAGCATATCTTTCGTTGGGCTGAATACATACGTGAACTATAACATAGTACCCCATAATTCGCTAACTTTTAATTCACTATTACCATTCCATGGTGCGATTGGTAAATAAATACGCTTACCATCGTAACCCGTGTAACCAATCCATTTATAACCATCTTGGAATAAAATTTCATCGTATTCAACAACTGCTCCCGCTGGTAAACGACCTGCTTTATTATTAGCTAAACGGAATGGTCCTACATATCTTGCTTGAATTTCTTGATTACCGTTTTTGAATTTACCTTTGGCATTCTTCCACAATGTACCGTATTGATTGCGTTTATATCCTGTCGGTGCTGTTTGCTTAACTGGTTGTCTACTCACTGTCGTTTTGTTAACCGTCGGTTTATTACCTGCTTTAATGTCTGCTAGATAATCTTCTACCATTCTTACAAAGTCGTCATACGTTCCAGTAGCACGCATTTTGTGAGGGCAATCTTTGCCACTGTACCAGTGGTGCGGGTGCATGCGATCAGTACCCCAACCATAACCATGTAATACGTATGCGATATATAAAGCGGCGTTCTTTTCTGCTTGAATATAACGGTCTGATTTTTGACCACTGTAGCCATTATCTAATGAATAACAGATTTCAACCCCAATTGCGTTTCTGTTACCACTGCCAATTGCCGTGCCATCGCCTGTGTGAAAGGCATTACGACTAAACGGGATAGCTTGCACCGCTTCTTTATCGTCAATCGCCACATGGTATGACACATAGTTACTATTACTGTTCATATAAGCAACTTCATTACGTGCTGATGCGCTATTTCCCGTGTTATGAACCGCAATCATCGTTGGCTGCATGGCATAAGGGCATTTAAACGCGTATAAGCTACCAGGTGTCCACATATTTACAATTTTGTAAGCCATATTATTCTACCTCCTCTAATTGTATATGTTCTACCTCTTCATCTGCTTCTAAAGCATCAATTACGTTATATTCTGCTTCTTGTAACTCAATATCTTCTTGTGGAAGCTCGCCAATGCCTTCTAATACTTCAATTTCATTTAATTTACTCATTTAAATTACCTCCATCGTTTTTAATGTAAGTTACTTGATCGTGTGGGTTCTTATCGTCACGTGGATTCTCATAAGTTTGTACAATAGCGCTATCTTTAACCCCTTTTGTAGTAGGGTCAATGATGATACCTAAACCAGCTAATAAAGTTAGAACACTTGAAGCAATATCAACGCTTTGTTCTACTTGTTGCGAATAATCGACACCAAACGCACCTGTGATGTTATTCACAAATAGCGCTAATGCCGAAATAATAGCGACCCAAAACGATTTTCTCTTTAATCTGACTTTCCAATTTATTTTATTCATTGCTTTATCTCCTTTAATCAAAAATAAAAGACGCTACTACACATGGTAGTAACGCCTTTTGCTTTATGCATTGAGTCCTATTTACAACGGCCGAACCAGAAGCATGTCCATAAACTAGCACCGAAAACTGATTTTAACATGGGCTTTCACCTCCTTTAAAGTTACTCAAAGCCAAATACCATACGTATTAACGCCCATAGAATAGAACCGATAATCGTAAGTACAGTACCAAACACCATAAATTTAATTTGTTTAAAATCTTTTTTACGGTTATTCTTTTCTTCCTCATACTTACGCTCACGTTCCTTTTTTACTTTCTTTTCATGATCTCTATCTTCATTAATTTTATCTAGCGTATAGGTCATCTTTTGGTTCACTAATTCTTGGGTGTGTTGACCATTCTTTATATCCTCCAACGAATTAAAAATTTTCTCATCGTTCTTTTCTAGTCTCTCTAAACGTCTTTCATTCATTCGTTGGCGTTCATCACTCATTACTTACACCAACTTTCTATTCTTTTACAATATATTCTGTACCGTCTCCATTAAATGCCTTACGTTCAATAACTTCTTCCATGTAATACGTTTCTGCTTCCTCGTTAAGAAATTCGTTCATCTGCTTTTGTAGTGATACAGCTTTCTTTACACTTTCTTCATCGTTAAAACGGTATGCATTTTGTACTTGTGATGTTCTTTGAAAGCCGCTTCCGCCATAGTAGCGTTGTAACACTTGCTCAATGTTTTCACTGTCCTTTTCTACTATAAAAAACTTTCTTTCGTGACGAATAATTTCATTTTCCATTAGATTACCTCCATAATTTTTTTATCTATATAAAAAACCGATACTATTTAAGTATCAGGTTAATTACGCGGGTTCCCAAAAACCACCATCATTAGACGGTGGATCATTATTAAATTCAACTAATTGTTCATCGTTTTTAAGTTCCAAATAAACACTATCACCTTGAACAGTAGCTTTTAACTTTTCAAATTGATTGAATACATCTTCTTTTACATAAATTATATAGCCTAGTGAATGATCTAAATTATTACCTGCTTCAGCACTCATTATGTTACCTTTACCATCAATTCTATTGTAGGGAATAAGCATAGTTATTACATTTTTATCTCTGTCTGCTTTGTCATATAAATCAATTTTCATTCTATCACCTATCCATAAATTGATATTTTCCTAATTTGGAATTTGGCCATAGCAAAGTCCCCTTGGACAGCAGGGAAGCCTTTATTATAAGGTCCTTCACCATTAGGTTTAACTTTTATATAAAATTGGCGTTCAATTCCCGTTGGTGGTCCCAAGTCAACAACAAACCTTTGCTCTAATCGTCCTGCTGTATCCATTTCACTAGTTGTTGTAACATAACCTTTATATTGATTAATAATATGATTTTCATCTATGCGGCTATCCACACCAAATTCATCAATTTTGACAAAAATACCAGTAGGTTTTTCGTATTTGTTTTCACTTGCAGTACCACCAGGTTTTAAAAGTAACCTAACTTCCATGTAGCGTCTATCGTGTTTAAAGTAATAGGCGTTATAAACTGTGTAATCTTGGCCATCTTCACGTTTTAAGCAGCCTAGCCAATAACCGTTGATATAAAAGACTTCTTGACCGTTAAGTTTACCTTTGAATGTTGGTTCTAGGCCGTATACCGCATTAGACGTTTTATCTTCACCATTTATAATGGTAGGAACACCGCCGTCTTTACGTGGAATGGTAATGTCGCTAGTATTTACACTTTTTACAGTAAAAATACCATCTTTTAACTTTACGTCCCCAGCGTTTATTTCTAACTTAGATGTATCAATTTTAGTACCGCCTTGACCTATCGTAAATGATTCGATATTACCGTTTTCATCGTAAATATATTTCAAACCAGTTACTGTATTTTTTAATTCGGATAAAATACGTGAATAAGTTCTATCTTTTTCATTAAATTTATCCACAGTAACTCTTTGTGATATTTCGCGACCATTTTGTTCAATAGAAGTTGTATTTTCTTGAATTCGTTGTGAATTTGTAGCTTGATCACGTTCATAATCTGAAATCGTAACTTTATCACTAATTAGATTGGACAACTGTTCTCTCTGTGTTTCTGCACTATTTAAACGTGTGACAATATTGTCTACATCAGTTTTATAAGAAGATTTACTAACTTTGCTATCTATTTTATCGTTCATTACCGATAAATTACTCTGAGTTTCATTGATACTATGTTCAAGGCTACCAATATCACGCTCTACTTCATTTTTATCAGCTTTAAGCGTAATACCATCTTTCAAAATTTTAATATCGTTATTTTGTGTCGTCACTTGGCTTTTAAGTGGTTTTAATTCATCGTCAAAGCGTTCTTCAATGCTGTTTACGCTTGCTGATATTTCTTCTTTAGTCATTTGAAGTTTGCTTTCAATATCCTTTGTAAGAACCTGGTTCATGTTGGTTAGCTCACCGTTAAAATAATCGGTTAATCGTTGTTCTAAGCTATCTAACGCATCCTTATTAGGTATATCAGAAGTAATAGTCCCCGTTTCTTCATCGTATTGACCATTAGGAAGTGAATTAGCAACTTGGTGCATGGTTTCATTGAATTTTTCATCAGTATATTGTGATTGAAGTAACTTCATACGTTCATCGATACTTTTTTCAACTTCCCCAACTAACACGTACATATCTTGAACACGGTTTCTATAATCTACCAACAATGATTGTACATCGGTTAATTGGCCAATTGTAGCAGTGGTGATATCTAAAGCATTAAATGCACTATTGGCTTTTTTAAACGCATAATCGGCTTCATTAAACGCTTGTGTGAATTCTTGCTTTAATTCTTCATCTACTAAATATTCATTGCCAACTAAATTTTTATATTGGTTCTGTAACATAGTATGATCACTTAATACTTTAGGCATTAAGTTTTTAAGTTCACTGTATATAATTTGTTCACGCGTCAAACCACCAAGTTTATTAATATCTTCAGCTGTTGCATTTTCCCATTTTTTGTTAACATATTGCCTTAATACTGCATTATCTGGATTAGAGGTATCATACCACAATTGCCCTTCTTTAGGTTCTTCAGGTGGTGCTTCACCCTTAGCAATGACTTGCTCAACTTGTTCAGAAACTTGATTTGTGACGTTTTCCACAATTTGATTTACATTAAGCTTATTATCGTTCATCATTTGCTTTAACATTTCTAAACGTTCGTTAAAATACTTACGTAAGTCACTTTCAGTATATTCTTTAGGTGTTCCAAATGTGTATTTGCGTTCATCACTCACAAGGTCATGTTCTATACCTACTACTTCTGCTTCAGCATATAAAGGTGGTGTAAAATCACGGTCTTTAATACGTACTAAGTCACCAAAACGTGCGTTTTCGTGTGGTGAATATCTCTTAATGTCTACCGCGTCGACTTCATAGCTAACATCAATCTTTTTACGTTTGTTAAGTTCTGTTTTAGCTAAAGACTTCAAACGATTTTCCGTCATATTTTCATCTTCTGATTCAGGTTCATAAATACCCCAAATATAACGTTTATGTGTACCAAACTGTGCTTGTGCGCTATCATCAACGATTGGTATTCTCAAACGTTCCCCTTTGTCATTTTCAGGTCCCAATGCCATTAGCGCCGTGTTAAGTTCTGTCACATCACTTACACGTTTTAAACTAACTAAATCTTTCCCTTTTTTAATCTCTTTACCATTGAATAATGCTTTCTTCTTATATAAATGTACTAAGCGTCTTGAAATACCTTTATCATCTACTTCATATGTGAAGTCTGCTTGTAATTTAAATGCCGTACATATTTGTTTAATCATTTGAAAGGGTGTACGTTCACTTGTCCAACTCATACTTTGGGCACCAGCCCATTCAATATTACCTAGTTCCCATCTTGTGCCACGTAATACTTCATAAGTAGCTTGTTTAGCTGTTTGTTTTGAAAATTTACCCGCTTTTATTGGTCTAGCATTACCAATATCTATTAGATAACTTGCCGTTGCCTCAATTGTTGAATAACCGTTATTCTCTTTTTCAGTACGGTTTATAACAAATTCTCTATATAAGCCATTTTCATCTTGTATGACGATTCGGTAGAAATCTTTAAAAGCTTCTGCTTCTCTTGCGAGTATTACAACCGTTAAGATTTCACTTTCATTTCTATTTTCGTCTAACGATCTGTTGTGAACACACTCTATTATAGCGCTATTCTTTTTACCGAATGATGCTACTATATTTTCGTCAAAATCTAGTACATGTAATAACAATAATGAACCCCCTTTCTAGTAAAACCTATTAATCCAACTTACCTTAGTATCAAACGTTCCTTGTGGTAAAACAAAAAGTTCTGATACACCACCGTCAACACTAAAGTAGTCACTACCAAACGTTTTTTCATGTAAGGCATCTTCATTATTAATTAATACCAGTTCTTGTTGCATATCTATATAAACTTCATCGCCTTTTTTAATAATGTAGGGTATACCATCACCTTGTAGTAGCTCATAAAAATGAAAACGGTTAAAATATACTGGCAATGCCTCATATCTCGTGTGTTTACTAGCATGCAAACCTACTTGAGCAATTTTAGCAGTATACCAATTACCGCTATCATTAAACGTTTTACTAGCTCGTGACGTGATACGTTTCTTACCATCTTCATCTGTGTAGTAATGCCATGTTTTAAGATGCCATGTATTACCAACCCTTTTAACCTTAAGATATACATACGCATTGTCATACGCCCAATTCCCAGCGTTTGCATACCATTCAAAACGTTCTTGATATTCGTTATGCATGCTAAAGTAAGCTTTAACATTTGTTGTACTATTAGTAGCGTCTAATAAACCGAATGAGCATACGATATTACCCATTTCATCGTATAAGTGATAAAAACCTTTGCCTACACCTTGACGGCGTGTGAATATTTTAATAACACCTGTCACTTCAAAGTCTTGTACCAATCTAGGTAATGAACGTTTAACTGCCGGACCATGCCACCCTGCTGTTGGACGTTCGCCATAGTCTTTAACAGTAACATTATCACCTGTACTTCTGATACTACCTACTGCAAAGGCACTTGTAATGTTGTCTTGCATTACTTCACCGTTAGGTAAGTACGACCAACCAGCAACGTTATTCATAAACGTACCGTAAACAAGTGGTGATTTATCTTTAACTTCTTTCAAAGCATCTTCTTGACCTATCATAAAATAATCCTCGTCATTTTTAGTAATAGTAAATGAAGTGCTATCTTTTAAAGCCGTTGCTTTAACAACTGGGTACGTTTTAGCGTTCCCATCATTTTTTATAGCTATTTGGTCGCTGTAAGCAGGTGAGGTATATTCTTTAGCTTCATATTTGTACGGATCTAAAAGTATGACTTTGATAGTGAAAGAAATAAACCCTTCTCTTACAGATTCTAGTTCTATTGGACCATCGAACATGGCTTTCCAATACCAATTTTTAGTAGATAATTGTAATTTAACTGGTTCCTCATAGTTAAAAAACTTAACTAATTCATTAAGTATCTCGTCATGGTCTTTTCTTTTGTAAATGTAATCGTTTAAAGCTATTAAAGGTAAATCAAATTCATAGTGTTTTAAATTCCTATCTTTAAGAGTGGCGCCTTCACGACCAGCGACTTCAGTTAGTTCGGATTCAAAATTAAAAGAGGGTATTTTAAACCCTCTTTCAACAATTAACCATGGTATTTTCTTTTCATTTATAATAACTGTTTCCAAGTTTAAAAAGCACCTCCTGCAAACGCACTTTTACGTCTTTTTTGTCGTTCTCTCTTATCTTGATGTCTATTGTGCGCTTGTTCTAAGTCTCTATCTAAGATTCCTGTTGGTTTTTCTTCAATGTTTGAGTTAGAACGTGCAATGTCCATTAACACATTAATTTGTTGTTGTTGATTCTCGATCATTCGTAATAATAATTCAGTATTATCACTACTATTGTTAACGCTTCTACTGCTAAATTGACTAGGACGCTTATTACCATTTGTTTTACGTCCTTCAATATCTTTTGCAGCTAGTGCTAGTAATTTCATTGCATCAGTACGACGATTAGGGTCTGTTGGGATTAACCATTCTGGATAACCACCTTCTGCAATGTTGTACCAACCTGCATTTTTAATTAATCCGCCTGTGGCAAATCGTCTATGACCTCGTGGACCCCAACCACTGCGACCATATTGAATATCGTTTGCCCAGTTACTGTTATTGAAGAATGCGAGTAATTGATCATAACCACTCTTAATGTTTCCGTTCCCCTTAACTTTGAAGTTATCGAAAGTACTTGGGACATACTGTAATAGACCCTGTGCCAAGTTACCTGTCTGAGCGTTAATATCCCATACTGCAGTTGATTGCGTGATACCTGCGTCCCCGCCTGATTCACGTTGTATCTGTGCGATAATGCCATCAACTTGTGCCTTAGTTGGATTAACCTTCATCTTCTTAGCTGCTCTTTCAATAGTAGAACGCCATGCTGATGGTGCCTTCTTACCGCCCGATTTACCGCCCGATTCACCGCCACCGTTATTCGTTTTAAGCCAATTTGTAGGGTCAAATGCTTGTCCATTACGTCGCATTTCATAGTGTAAGTGTAATCCTGTCGAACTACCTGCGCCTTGTCCATCTTCAGAAGGGTCGCCACCAGAAATACCAAGATGATCCCCTGGTCGAACTTTTTTAGAGCCGTTAAATGCCATTTTATGCATGTGACCATAAATAGCTTGTAATCCTTTTCCATTATCAATCCAAACTGAATTACCAAAGCCGCCATTCCAACCATGTTTAGCAGTTGCTGTACCAGAAAGTGTACTATACACCTTATCATGCTTATAGTTAATATCTAACCCATGGTGAGCGCGCGGGAAAGGATAACCCTGTGCCGCAGCTTTTGCAGCAGTTTTTGCGAAACCAAAGTTAATACCCTTAGATAAATCAATATAGCCACCATCGCCACCATCGGCACTTTGATCTTCCATCCATTTTGTAAATGTATCAATAGCATACTTCTTAAGTTTCTTGAATGCGCCACCCATCATATCTTTAAATAGTGGCATACCATTTAAACCATCGAAGTTAACGCCGAAGGCACTTAATACTTTTTCAAGTAACTTTCCAGGGTTTTCAAGATAATCCATTACATCTTTAACAGACTTCTCAAGCCATTTTTTACCTTTAGACGCAGTACTATATGTTTTAGCAGCAAGGTCAGCTGAACCTTTAACAACCTTTTTCTTAACATCGTTACCAGCTTTTGCTACGTTCGCTGTTGTATCTGCTAACTTTTTAGCACCTGTATCTTTAGCTGCACCGAATGCGACTTTACCAGTATTAAATACTGTATTCAGTCCCATAACTCCCGGTGCATCACCATGTGCTTCATCGCCGTCCTTTTGTTTCTTCGGCTTCTTACCGCCACCTAATACAGTTCCTAAAGATAGTTGAGGCAGAGTACCGTTGTGTAAGCTTGCATACGTGGAAGCTCCATTATGAACTTTAAATCCTTTAGGTATAAACATATTTGTATCACGATTAGGCGTCATGGACATACGACCACTTGGACTCTCTAATGTTTCATGTCTAAAACCTTTAGGTCCGTTACCAGGTCCTTTATCACCAACCGTTGCAAAGGTACCTTCTTTTAATGAACCATCTGATGCTGTTTTAACTTTACGATTTACAGTGTGAGTTGTCCCCGTAGATAATTCAAGCGGCTTAATTTTAGGCATTCCTAATTTGCCACCGACCCAGTTAACACCTTTGATAAGTGCATTAATACCTTTTTTAACAGCATCAATCATATTTTTAACTGTGCCTTTTATTTTACCGATGATATTTTTAATACCATCTCTCATTTTATTAAAGGTAGCCTTCACTTTACTCCAAAGTGAAGAAGCAATACCAGTTATTCCATTTTTAATGGAACCCCAGTTGTCGATTAACCATTTACGTAAATTTGAAAAGATATTTTTTGTGCCTTTCCATAGGTTATTAAACACACGTTTGATACCTTTCCACATGTTAGAGACTGTTGTAGTTACTTTTGATTTAATATTATTCCATGTATTTATTAACCAATTTCTAACTCTGTTAAATAAATCACGTGTACCTTTATATAAATTTAAGAAGATTTTCTTGATTCCCGACCACATCTTAGAGATGATATTAACTAATTTGGATCTAATAGAATTCCATGTACTGACTAGCCAATTACGGACTTTACCAAAGATATCACGTGTACCTTTGTAGAGGTTGGTAAAAATACGTTTAATACCTGACCACATTTTAGATGCGATAGCCACAATTTTGTTTTTAATGTTGTTCCAAGTTCGGTATAACCAATTTCGTACGCTATTAAAGATATTTTTAGTACCTTTGTAAAGATTACTGAATATCTTCTTAATACCGTTCCACATGCTGCTAACAATTTTTACAACTGTTACCTTAATTTTAGTCCACGTTCTGATTAACCATTCTCGTAATAATGAAAACTTATGACGCGTGTAATTATATAAATCAGACCATTTCTTACGAATACCATTAACGAACCCTGATACATATTTAATAACGGTATTTTTAATAGTAAGCCAAATTTTGAGTATAAATGATTTTATCTTACCAAATCTATATTTAGTGATCGTTAATAAATCAGACCATTTTTTACTTACCATAGTGACGATATTTTTAACGGCTTTAACGATCGTATTTTTAATACCATTCCAAATTTTACCTAGGAATGAACCTACACCTTTGAAGATGTTAAGTGTAACATTGCGGGCTAGGGTGAACCATTTCTTGATTCCAGACCACACAAATTTAGCAGCTGCAACCACGACCCTAGAAATTCCGCGCCAAATTGTACCTAGTATACCGCCTAAACCTTTAAAAATAGATACGGCTACTTGACGTGCTAAAGTAAAGAATTTTTTAATGCCTGTCCAAATGCTCTTCGCTGCAAATATAATTACTTTCTTAATACCATTCCATATGGTACCTAAAATTTTTCCTAAACCACGGAAAATTGTTAAGGCTACAGTACGTGCTAGGCCAAAGAATTTTTTAATACCTAACCATATAGCCTTAACTGTTGTAATTACTATATTTTTAATTATTGACCATATTGTTTTAATTGCATTCCACATTAATTTTAGACTGGTTTTAATAATAATGACCATGTTACCGAATCCAAGTTTTACAATACCTTGAATAGCTTTGATAGCACCACTAAAAATTTGTTTAACGCCAGCCCACATTAATTTGAAATTACCTGTAAAGATACCTTTAAATAACTTTATGATACCTGAAATTACCGTTAAACCGCCTTTTACTATCAATTTAATTCCATTGAATGTATTTATGACGATAGATTTAATACCACCAAAAGCGATTCTAAAAGCATTGCCTATACCTTTTAATAGAGGTTTAATAATTACCGAATATAAAACTTTTAGAGTGTTCCATACAATATTCTTTACTTTTATAAAAGTAGATATAATAGTCGAACCATTTTCTTTCCAAAATGTTTTTAGGTAACCACCTATAATAGCACTCTGAGTATATAAAAAGTTAAATAACCACATAAAAGTACTACGTATAGCTTGAATTCCTATTTTTATAGCATTAACGGCAGCGGGTGGTAATATTTTATTTAAGATATTAGCACCTGTGATAGTGTTACCTTTCAAAAGTTGAAATAATCCGTTTAGTGCGGTTTTTATAACCTTAACGGCTGTCATAACACCTATTTTCACTGCATTAAATGCCCTATTAACAATATTTCTAAATGTTTCAGACTTTTTATAAGCAGCAACCAATGCAACACCTAACCCAACAATACCAGCAATTACTAATCCCCATGAACCTAACATGAATGTGGCCGCAACTCTCATAGCTTTCATAGCGCCCGTTACTAATCGTGAATTCTTAACTGTAGTAAGTAACGTACCGTTTAACAATTTAGTTTTAAGCGACGTTAACATTGAAGTTACGCCTAACGTCTTTAACACTGTTGTTAACAGTATGATTTGCGGTGATAAGACCATGACTGAACCAACTAAAGCCGAGAAAACACCTAGTAACGCACCGATAATTGGATGCGCATTAGTAGCTTTCGCAATAACTCCCGTCATAGCCGTCGCAATTTTTAACAGGACTGAACCAACTGGTGCTAAACCTTTAATGACACCTACCGCTACCATTCCTATATTTTTTAGTAGTTGCCATACAATAGGTCCATTCGTTTCAAGGTACGCGATAAACGATTTAAATTCTTTCGTTCCTGCTAAATTGTTAGCCCAATTTTTAAACGTTTCTGTAACTTGTTGCATACCAACTAGCACATTGTGGGAATGGCCACTAAACGCTTTGAATAAACTAACTATGCCACCAAAGATGTTACCGAATATTGAACCAACAATCGGTAGATTTGTTTTTGTGTAGTTAACAAATCCTTGGATAGCTTGTGAACCTTGTACACTATTTGCCCACTTTTGAAAACCTAATGACATATTTTGAAAACCTTGGGATGCCCATTTAAAAAGTGGGAATAATTGATTCACTACTGCTACTGTTCCGTCCACAAAATTTAAAACACTGTGTAAAATATCATTGAAGATAACGGGGGCATATTTATTTAAATTACCAAATAAATTTTGCATGTTTTTCCCGTTTACTACCCAGTCTTTAAATTTTTGTGAAGCTAAGGAAGTTAGTATAGCAACTTCATTTATAGCAGGCTTTAATGCTTGTAATGCATGTCTACCTGCATTTATTCCGTTAGTCATAGTATTAAAAATATGTGCTTGGTTAGATCTAACTAACGCGTCAAATTCTTGTTGGATACCTTTAAGTGATTTTTGATAGTTTTTAACTTCAGTCGTTGCTTTTAACATGCCATCTTCTAACATCGTTAAAGCTCGTTTACTCATGCCTACCATGGCATAAGCACCTGCACCCGCGATACCAAAGGCACCACCTAATGCAACGGCACCACCTGCCGCCGCGGTCGCTGCACCACCTATACCTGCAATGGCACTAACGGCACTACCAGCAACTGGTACAATCGTTGATAAGTTAGCAATAATTGTACCTTTTACAGTACCAGATACAATATATCCAACATTACGGAAACTATCACCGATTTGATTAACCTTTTTGCTAATCTTACCAAAGTTATCACCGAAGTTACCTAGAGACGCAATCATTTTACCGAATCCACGTTGTTTACGTTGAAACTCATCGTATTCATCATTAGTTTCATCAATTTTATTTTTCAGTACATTGAAAGCAAATGATTGTTGGTATACTTCTTTTTCTGCCTTGTCAATTTTTGAAGGAAGTTGTGCCATTTCTCTATTTAAACTTGCATAGGAACGTTCGGCACTTTGTGCTTCCTTTTTAGCAACTTGCATTGAGGCTTTAGCACTTGCCATAGCACCTTCATTAGCTTGTTTGAAATCCTGAAGTTCATTCTTAGCTTGTGCAGTGGCCGCTTTGCTTTCGTTTAGATCTGTTTTAGCACTATCTAAAGAAGCCGATAAACTTTTATAAGTTAATGACGCTTCTTTTACTTTATTACCTAGTTGTGTTAACTCTTGTTTGCTTGCGCTACCAGATGCTTTAAGTTCTTTAAATTCTTTATTTAATACATCAAATGAGCCTTTAGCATTCTTAGTTTTAGCACTTAACTGTGTTACGGTGTTTTGCATCTGTTTTTGTGTATTTTGTGCTTCTTTGACTTTATTAGTATGTTCTTTTAACTCATTATTCATACTTTCGTAAGTCTTTTCTAAGCTTTTGTAATTCGCTTGCGCTTGTTTAGATGCTTTGGCCGCTTGTTCTAACTTATCGCTCATTTGGGATTGCGAATTCTTAAGATGGTCTAATTTTTGCTTAGACTTTTCCACAATACGCCCTTGTTGCGTAAGTTGCTTGTTTAAACCTTCTATCTTAGTTCCATATTTTTCTACAGATTCTTCAGCATCCTTAAAACTCGATAGATTCGCTTTCATTTGTGCGTTAGATGTTTTTAACTTACGTTGTAAGTTCGCCATACCTCTATCAATGTCTGACGTGTCCAATCCCAGATCAATAGTGAAACCTTTTATGTCTCCTGCCATGTTGTCCCCCTTTCTCAAAGCAATACATATAAAAAAAGAGGGGGTTTAATTAACCCCCTTTTGTTCGCCTTGGGTCTTTGCCTGTAATGGCACCAATAAGCGATTCGTTTTTACCCACAACTTTAGTATCCTTTTTCTTTTTGTTGTTCATGATTCTTAAGAATTGGTAAATGTCCATATTGTCAATGTCTGTCATCTTCCAATCATTTTCCATCATCTCTTTGTAGAAGGTGTCTAGATACTGTGATTGCTTTTCATAAGTGAAATCTTCAGGGGATAAACGTTTGTCGTTTATTTCGTCTTTCCCTCGTCGTCATCACCTAAGATACCGCTTAATTGTGCCATAGCTTCTTTAATAACATCACGTGCATCTAAACCATCTTCAAATTCTTCTGCAGTAAACTGACCATTGTATAAATCATTTGCAACGAATGCATAAAGTTTATCTAATAATTCGTCGTCAAACTCTTTACCATCTTGTCCAACCGCTTCAAATTCTTTACCTAGTTTAAAACCTTTACGTGCAACGCTACCTTTAATAAATGTAGGTGCGTGGAATTTTTTAACGTTACCTTCTTCATCTCTTAATTCAACATATTTTTTAACTGCCATAATTTATTTCTCCTTTTCATCGGGTTTTTATTAGTCCGAATAATTTAGATTTTTTTATTTTTGTATACAAAAATAGGCGACCGTTTAAAGTCGCCTAAAGCTTTAATTAAATTTCTGTGCTAGGGTCTACTTCACTACCAGTTGTTTCTGGTGTTTCAGTTGATTCAGAACCTGCAGGTGTTGCACCTTCAGTAGCTGAAGCAAAATCAGAACCGAAAACTGAAGTGAAGATTGAGTCACGACCAGCAGTAGTACCTTTATCATCGTAAGCCATAACTACCGCTAGTTCTTCATCGAAACCATCAATTTTACGTTCCATGAATTGACCTTCAATTTCATCAGAACCGAATTCCACACCATCTTCTTTTGTTTGACCTTCTTTATTAGGACGTGTAAATACACCTTTAGTAAGACCGAACCACTCTTGAGAGCCATCTTCCATCGTACGTGGAATAGCTACAGAAGTATATGTGATACCAGTATCTTTACCAAAACCGTAAACACTTGAATTTTCTTTGTGTTCAATAAGACCTAATAAGTCTTTTTGTACGTCGATTGGTAACTTGTGGAAAGTTAATGATACTTCTGTTTCACCTGCAGACTTAGCGATTTCTGCTACCTTGTTTGAACCGTAAGCTTTTTCTAATTCTTCACCAAATTCAATTGAAAGCTCTTGAACATAGTCAACAACTTTAATTGGACCGTTTACAATTTCACCATTATCATTTTCTTTAAGCACTGAATAGTACATTTTCCCTAGTCCAGTAGCTGCATTATATCTACCCATAATTATTATTCCTCCTTAATTTTTGCATAAAAAATAGCCTCCCGTTTCTCACGAAAGGCTTGCTATATTTGAATGAGTTCATCCACGGTATATGGATTGCCTCTATATCTCCTAGCGTCAAGGTAAATCTTGATTTCGGGGTCGTATTGATCAATACCATCTTGTTGGTAGAAACCAATATCCCACATTGTTTTTCTAATTTCTTCTTGAATTAACTTAGTTTCTTCATACTTAGGTGAACGTACATCTATTTGATAAATGTATTCCGTTGTTAAGTTCTTATCACTCGCGTATGTCTGTGGCTGTGGCGCAATGATAGGCGTAATAAGAATGTAAGGCCCTGACGTGTCCGCTGTCTCATCATAATGATAAGCACGAATGCGACCCTTACAACGTTCGTTTATCGTTGCGTTCTTCAACAAATATTCTTTTAACTTTTTCAACATGTCGAACATTTTATAGGTCACCTTCTAACGATTTCTTAATAATTTGCTTATATGGTTGTTCTGTAGTGTACATCGTTCTAGCAATCGCCCCTTTACCTCTTGGTGTAGGGTTTTTAACAGAACCATATTCATTAATGTGTATGATAGCGTAACGGTTCATCGGACCTTTCCAGTGTACTTTGACCATCCGAACATTACCGTGAATATAATGGGGTTCCGTTACGGTGATTTCACCAATGGAAGCCCCTGTATCTCTAAATACTTGGAAATTCTGTTTCATAACACTAACGAAATATGATGAACCAGCACGTAAAGCTTTATCTTGTGCTATTTGCAATTGAGCTTCACCGTACTTACTTCTAATTTGATTCATCATTTGGTGGAAGTTTTCAATTTCTACACTCATGTGTCTTTGCGTTCCCCAATAATTTTTATATTCATGTGGTTGTTTGGATCATCTTCAATTTCAGTGATGTTGTATTGCTTACCTTTGTATCTAGGTAAGTCAATTTCAAAGTACATGTCATCCGTTATTTCATTTTCCATTGGAAACCACGTAACCATTGATATACTCGCTTTGTTTTCAGTCATATCTAAGTCTTTCTGTGACGGTGCGTAAACATCTGCAAAACATTGATAATGAATTTCGCTCACAGATTCACCTGGCATAAAATCATCATCGGGTTTCACAATATAAAAAGTAACTGGCGTGTCCATATCTCCACCAGTTACAAAGTTCTTTCTAAAGTTTTTCATCACTTATCACTTCCATATTAGTTAACTGAAATTGAACAATGTTTGATAAGAAATTTTCGTGAAATTCTTCTAAACAATCATTAAATACATAGCGTGTACGTTCGTAAACTAACTCACGACCAGTAGGCGATTCATTTATATCAAATTGACCACACTTTGCTTTTATATCTTCATAAGAAAGTTCTAGGTCACGTTTAATACGTTCATCTTCCATCTTGTAGAAAATTCTGTTACGTGATTTAAATTCTTGAACATGCTTGGTATCAATCATTTAATCACTTCTTTTCTTTAATGCGTTTTAGGAAAGGTTCATTATAACCAAGGTCTTTAGCGTTGCTTTCAACTTCTTGACTTCTTTTAACAGTCATTTCAATTTCTTGACCTTGTTTGTATGACTTACCAGTTTTTTTATTTTCAAATGGTTTTAATACTTCAAAGTTAGCCATTTATAAGACCTCCCTTAAAGTGATGGTTCTGTTTCGCTTGTACCTGGATTAGATTCAGTTTCAGTACCAGTTGTAGGTGCGCCTTGGCCAGATAAATCTAAGTCATATACAGATGACGCGTTTTCATCATCCGCTTCACCATACGCAAATTGTTTTGCCGTATATAGGTCGCAATCTTCTAAAGCTAATGTTTGGTCAAATTCACGAATAATTACATTTGAACCAACACCCATGAAGTAGCGTTTCTTATCGAATGCAACGGCTTTACCTTGTGGTACAAATTCAGATACAACGAATTGGATATTGAAAGGAACCGCGTTAACAAATGCGCCATTTTGTAATTGCATGAATGCCGCTTGTGCATAAACATAATCAGTTGGGTTTAAAGCAACTACAATATTGTTTGTTGTGTTAACGTGTTTAGATTCTTTTACTTTACCGTCTTTGTCATAGATTTCTTTTACTGAAATTTTAGCAATCATATCAGCGATTTCACGGATTGAAGTTTGAGGGTCTTTAAAAGTTAAAGTACCTTCAGATTCTTTATCAGTAACCGCGCCGTTTTCACGATTGATTGATTTCATTAAACCAGCAGGTTGGTTTTTACCTTTACCTTCACCAACTAATGCTGTTTTCTCTAAAGCTACCGCGAATGCTTCTTTGATTTGTAAGCGAACAAAACGGTCAATCCACGTTACACCAGCATCTTCTAAATCTTTAGGTACAACAACAAAGCAAGTAGCCTTACCTAGTGTTAAATCTTGTTCACGGAATGCCGCGTCTAATTGAGAGCGAATTTCACTAAAGATTTTACCCCATACTACCTGACCTTCAGGGTCTGCAGTAATTGCACGTGCTTTTAAACCAGTACGTTTAATATTGATATGTTGTAAAAGTGGGTGTTCTTTTTCAATATCTTCAAACACACGGTCAATAACTGTTTCAGGTAATAAAGCTTCATCTTTAAAACCGTTTTCAGTTTCTACATGATCTTCAGAAACTAAAGCGTTGTAAAATTTCTTTTCTTCACTTGTTAATGCGTTAGCACCACGACGGTTTAAGATAGCGTTGTCGTTGTTCTCTTGACGCATTTCTTTTTTAATTGAGTTCGTTAAGTCCTTTGTATAAGCGTTCATGTACTCTTCATATTTTTGTTGTGCATCTTCTGAATTTGCATTAGCAAACTCTTTTAATAATTCTTGTGAATTTTGAAAATCGTATTTTTCCAATTCGTTAGCAATAGCCATAAATTAATTCCTCCTATTTGAATAATTTCATAAAGTTATTTGGTGTTTCTGATTCTTCCTTCTTAGGTGCGCCTTCTGCCTTTTCAAGTAGTGTCTTAAGGTCTGATTTAATTTCTTCTAAAAGACCAACTACTTCTTCTGCTGTTACTTCTTGCTTTGGTTCTTCATTGTTTAAGTTAGGCATATTTTTAAAGTGTCCCTCCATTTCCTTGGAAATTCTGGCCACTGCTTTATTAGCACCTGTTACTTCATCAACAAGCCCTAAATTTAAAGCTTCCTGTGCAGTAAGCCAAGTTTCATTAGCCATCATGGTTTTTAACTCATCATGATCTAATTCAGGGTTCTTACTTAAGTAACTGTTAAATACAGTTTGGTTAATCTTCTCTAAATCTTCTGCAAACTTTTTCATGTCCCTGTGGTTACCAACGAATGGTGCCCACACCTCATGTATCATTAACATAGAGTTAGAAGAAATTTTAACCGTGTCTGCAGCCATCGCAATCACAGATGCAATTGAAGCCGCAAGACCACTTATATTTACAGTTACATGTGCGGGGTGATTAACTATCTGATTGAAAATATTAATACCGGAAAATACCGAACCGCCTGGTGAATTGATAGTAACGTCAATTTCTTTAACATCACCTAATTCATTCAAAGCGTCACGAAATGAAATGGCGCTTGTTTCTGATTCTGTGTACTTGTCGTCCACAATATCACCGTAAATATCAATCGCCGCTTTCTTATCAGATACTTTCTTAGCATTAAAAAAGCCCTTGCTTCTGTCTATCTTCATACGTTCTCACCCCCTTTTTCTAAGTCCTTCATGGATTGATAGTTTTTAGTTATCATGCGTTCGTCCATGGCTTTATCTTCACTAGGTGGAAGGTTGAACATTTTCAAGACTTGGTTACCAGTGAATACGCCACTAGCGATAAGTTTATCTACCGCTTCCGCCTTTTGAATTGGATCATGTCCATCAATTGAAATAGCTTTGACACGCTTACCTTCTTTATAAGTACGTTCACTGTATAACTTAGCGTTAAGTTCATCCGTAATCTTATGCAAGATAGGATTAATGCAAAACTTCATGTAATTGTTGGTCATGGCTTCCACATCTGCCGTTTCACCCATTACTAATCCAACTGGAATGCCAAGGTTCTGTGCTACATACTTAAGTAATTGTTCGGGAACTTTAACTAAATCATCAATTTGTGATTTGCCAGTGGCAGTATCACGCGAATGTTCTTTGTAGGCGTAACCTTTTTGTAGCGGGACAATGGCCACATCGTTTTTACTGTATGATTCATAAGCTTTGTTAATAAAGTTCTGAATGTTTTGTTGCGTGCTTTCATTCATGGGCGTGTTAGCGTCCATTTCAAGCGTTGCACGTATTTGATTGTTCATTAAGTTAGCTGTAATCAATCTGCCGAAAATATCCCCGTAATCACTAAATAATCCGTAAAGCATATTAGAAATTGAACTGTTGTTATACTCCAAATAGATAACTTCACTCATTCTAAAGTTACGTTCAAATTTAAATTCGTTAACGACTACATCTTTAAAGATGTCATCGTATAATCCGTAACTTTCGCGGTCGAAATCATCGGCAATGACCAAGTCTTTAGTGTCTGTGACCACAATTAATACTTCATTATCGTAAATAAGTTTCCTAACGACCTTTTGCCAAAATGTAGCGGCGCTTTCATCGGTATTAGGCCTTACATTTAACTTGTAATCAATTGTGGCATCGTTGGTACGCTCACCATTGAATTCAATTTGAAACTTAGTTTGACTTATCGTACGTGCAATGTGATTGATACATGTGTCTAAAGCCCACCGTTTTATGTAAGCTTTGTGTGATGTCTCACGAATTAAGTCCAAGTCGTAACTAAATTCAATTGCCTCGTTGCGTCCTAGTATTCTGTCGAAAATTGAAATAATATCACCCCCTAAAAGTTAATGGAATCCATGATAAATGGTTGATCATATTCTAAAATTTCATCCGCTCTATAAAGCGCATGTAAAAATGCGTGAAACCCATCAGTTTTACGATAAACTTCATTTTTCTTAATGTATTTCTTACTGCCGTCTGGTTGCATCTTAACCGCCACGTTGTTAGTGAACCAACGCATGAGTGGATTATTACCAAAGTACAGTTGATTCTTAGCAAATATCGTATCAATACGGGGTGCCAACAACCCGTGTATTGCCGTTGGATTCTTGATAACTTCTAATTCTATACCGCTATCTTCAAAAGCACGACGCACAATATCAGTACGGAAGTTATCTGATATCACTTTAGTTACGTTGTAGTGTTCTTGCTGTTCTAAAAACCAGTTGACGATATAACTAATGTCGATAACATCATCATCAACAATAGTTAATAAACCATCTTCCGCCCACTTCTCTATAGGTGGTTTAAGCTCTACCTTTTCTAAGAAGCCACGGCGAATGAACGAATGTGTTAACCAATAGTATTTATCGCCATCACGGAATAACAAACCAACACTAGCAAAGTCACGAATTAATGCGTAATCAAGACCACCAATACATGATTTATCTTTTAAATCAGGTAATGGTTTGTTCGTCTTTAATATTTCTTCCCACGGTGCAACAACACGTTCTTCATCAACTTCTGGTAGGTTCATTCTCTTTGTTAAAAATTCTGGACGATTGGAACGATTGATATGCAACACGTTATGTTCTTCAGTTATCTTACGCTTTAAGTTCTTAGCATAACTATTTAACGGCTTGTGAAGCATTGGGTTTGCTTTCTCCCACATCTCATGGTTATCAACTTCTTTAGGGTCATCAAGTTTACAATAGAATGGAAATATTCTATCTTTTACATTTGAACCTTTTAAGACTTCAAGAATGCGTTCTTTCATCATATCCATATATCCTTCTCGAACAAAGCCATCAGTGGAAATGTAGAATGTTCTATCGTGAATGATTTTACCTAGCCCACCACGTTTAACGTTAACCATGTCTGAAGTTTCAAAAATAGCTACCTCATCGAAAATAACACAACCTTCACGGCCACCGTCTTTAGTCTTGGTGTTGGAAGTATTGTATTTGATAGCGGAACCTGTAGATCTGTTTTTAATTTCCGTTTTACTTACTTCATATGGTCCACGTGGTGTGTTAGCCGTTTTGTTTTGCTTGTTTTCCAACAACACATCATAGATTTCATTGAATGATGTCTTAGCTTGTTCTTCACTGTTAGCAACGATTGAAATATCGTAATTTTTAATGCCATGTAACGGTGTAATCAAAAAATTACTGATTGCACTGATGAAACCATTCTTACCAGCACCGCGCCCCATAAATAAAGCGAATTCCGAATAGTAAGGTGAACCTGTATCATGTTCATATAAGAAAATGAAAGAAATGATAAAGCGTTGGAATGATTCGGTAGGGAAAAACCACTTTTCAATAAACTTAACGCAATTTTCTATCTTGGTATCATCAAAGTAAAGATTGTCATCACTTAGAATATACTTTTCCAAATATGCTATTAAGTCAATGCGTTCTTTATTGAGTGTTATTTTTCCTGTTTTCCATTGCTTTATATATTCGTTCACATATTTGTGCTTAATCATACATAATCATCTGCAGGTGCGTCTAAGTCCACTACCTTTTTATCCTTTGGTAGTAAGTCTGTAAGTTGTTTAATGATTCTTTGGTAAGACTGATCACGTGTATTGTATAAGCGCGCAACTGGTCGTTCACGTTCGTATGCGGGAACGTTTTGTGACTGTTGGAACATGTTGTATTCACCGTTTTCCTGAATGTCTGTCCACATGTAGTTGAGCATGACGCGTAAGCGTGCGGCTTGAATGATGAGACCTTCAACAACTTCACGTTTTTCATTAGGGATATCTTTGTATACTGCCTCTAAACGCTCGCGTTCTTTGATTACATTCTTATCTGTGTCACTCACTTTCATAAAATCACTCCTTTCTGTGTATGGGGGTGTGGGGTATACGGTTATATGTGAAAAAATGAACATTCTTGCGAAATCAAGACCATCTCGCCGTTCTTCCGTACGGGAAATAATTGGGAAATGATTTGAGGCGGGGCGTTGTCGTTTTACCAATTTTCGTCATCTGACCATTTCGTGATTTTTGGTTTAAACTGATTTCCGCCATATTGGAACCTTTTGTGTCTTTTATTATGACAAGCTTTACAAAGTGTTCTGAGATTATCTGGTTCAATTTTCAAATCTGGTCTGTCTTGTAACTCTTGAATGTGATCTATTTCTAATCCAGTTGTTGTGACCTTACCTTCCTCACGACACCAACTGCATTCATAGTTATCGCGCTTTAAAACTTGTTGTCTAACGTTTTTCCAAGCTGTAGAATTGTAAAATTGTTTTCTGTATTTAAACTCGTTATAATCTACTTCCATTTAAACACCAAAAAAGACGTATCACATAAGTGACACGCCTTGTAATATAGTATGAATTTGAATAAGCATTACGTATAGCTATATTATAATTGATAATACAACTTATTTAATAATACTGTTCATTGTGTTCAAAGTGTTCAAACTGTTCAGTCATCATATTGTCCTTCTTGTACATCCATGTAAGTATTAACTATCTCATTTACTCTACTGTAGAAGTTACCCCTGCTATTGATGTTCATGATAATCATGATACGCTTATGTGATTCACCTTGCTTAAGTAACTGTAGTATATGATAGTTCTTATCGTTAGTGATATAATCTTCATACTTATCAATGAATGCTATCTTCTGCACTAACTTCTTATTACGTCTTGTTACCTTGTCCCTATCCATAACCTTTACAAGCACCTTATTACCTGTGCCACCCTTACCTTTAGGCATTACAGATTCTATACCATACTGTGCAGTAGATGTACTATCATTGTCATACACCTGTGATTCAATGATATTGCGCATCCACTTATAATCATCAATCATCTTCTTTATATCTGTTCTTGTATACATTCAACGCCTCCACATCTAAAGCTTTGAGTAGCTCATCAAATAGACATTCGTATTGTTCTATACGCTTACTTAAATACTTGTTGATACTCAATAGTGTTAAAGATAATATAGCTAAAAAGATTGATATAAATAACCACATCCAATTAATCACCTCTATTAAAACGATGGTAACAGTTCGAACACTTACATTTATTATCATTCATTAATTCTATCTTGATACTTCCACAGTTAGGGCAATAGTCCCCTTTGATAATTCGCTTTACCTTTTCTGCAATATTCATTCAAATAAACCCTTTTCTATTTCATCTAGCATTTTCTCAAACTCTTGTTCAACAGATTGCTCTGACTTACTTTTAAGAATCGCTTCAGTAACAGTCTTAGATACTTCGTATAACGCAATGATGAATAATGTGTTAAATAGTTTCTTCATATTATCTCTCCTTTAATACCCTGTACTTCCAAAGCCTTCACGTTGGCTATTATTTGTTAATGATCTAACTTCAATAGGTTCTAACAGTTCTACTTTTTGTATAACCAACTGCGCTAGTTTCTTACCTTTAGGAATTGTTACGGGTTCAAGACCGATATTATCCACAATAATACCGATTTCTTTATTGTAAGTTTGGTCAATCGTTCCTAGCTGCACACGTAACTTTGTCTTAGCCGTTACACCTGAACGTGGTCTTACTTGTGCTTCATGACCTTTCGGTAAATCAATTGCTACACCAGTTGGTGCAATCGCTGTACTATGTCCACTTAAAGTTATTTCTTCTGAAGTAAATAAGTCTATACCGCTATCTGTATAATTCGCACGCCTTGGCATAGTAGCGTGTTCCGTTAAAAGTTTAATTGGTAAAGATAACATATTGAATAACTCCTTTAATAAAATTCAGGTTTTAAGTTCTTTTCGAGTAGATATTTAACGTGTATATAATGTCTATTAGCAGGTGCGATTTCAAGGCGTTTGTTAATATAATGTTCAATATCTTCTACAGCATTCTTATACTTGCTTAATTCATATTCATAGCGCTTTAGGTTTGCTCTAAGTACCGTGATATCATCAATTAAAGTGTCACGTTCAGCTTTGAAGTTTGAGTGGATCATTCGACCATCTCCCCGTCTTTCCACAGTAGCGTCATACTCATATCATCATCTAGCATGTAAAATGCTTTAGAGCCTTGTTCTTTTTCTTTTTTAATGCTCGTATTAGTGTGTTCAAACCATTCATGACCGCTATAATATTCTTCCTGACACCTTTCTAGCAATACTGGTATTTTTGTATCTTCCGTGATTTCCTCTTCTACCTCGACGACGAAACCTTCATCGTTTATACTTTTTACACGATCTAAAAGTTGAAAACTCACCGTAAAAACGGGATACATAGCATCGTCATTCCCTCTATTGATATCAGTGATGTGATACTTTCCACCATCTACCATGTCTTTAAGCAATTCTTTGTGCTCCCTAACTTTCTCTCGCTTAATCTTTACCATTAAACCATCTCCCCGCTGTTTATTTTCTCTAACTGATTTTCTAGTGCCATATTCATATTAATTTGAATCTTAGCATTATATTCGAATTGTTCACGTGTAGTTAATCCGACGTTTTGCATATAGTCAGCTCTTAGATGCATCGAATCTGTTTTAAGTTCTTTGCGTACCTCATCAAACGCTTGTGCCTTAGCTCGCATTTCGTTGTAATCGTCTATGATTTGTGCAAATATTTTTTGATTCGTCATTGCCAGACCTCCCTTTTTAAATAATCCATCAACCCATCTTCATCACCTACAAAATAACCGTGTTTAGCGACCATTCCAAGCACTAAATGATTACTTGAGGCACTTGGTACCCCTTTATAAAATTGGGGCTGAGAGAGGCGTTTATTGGACGTATACGCGATGATAGGTATGTTGTATTGCCCACTTTCATTTAGACCAGCAACCAAACCGATTTCTGAAATAGTCCCGTCTTGTTGGCCACCCGTTAAATTAACCACAAAGATGTTAGATTTTAATATCTCGCCCACATCTCCGTTATAAATATCAATAGGCGTCGGATTGTTAGATTTATCATTAATACTGTTGTTCTCTACAGCTGCATAAACTTGATAACCTAGATTTCTGAGTTCATTCGCTACACGGATTGAGTCGTTGAAGTCAGCAGTTGTAGAGATTGGGTGTGCTAGGTAAATTTTCTTAGTCATCGTCTCGTTCCTCCCATTCATCAATTAGGTCAATACGTGTGGCATAACCGAAATTAATTAATGATTTATTACCTTCATCATCTTTAAGAATTCTGAAATCATGGCTATTGAAATAATTCTGTAGATTTTCTATAGGTTCTTTTGAAACAGTGAAATAAGTAAATTCATTAGCGATTCTCATTCTGTAACGGTACATCTTAATCATTCACAACTTCTCCTTTAGTCTTTCGGCATAATCAATAATTTTGTCCAATTCTTTTGCCATATCGTCTTTGCGTCCTAATCGTGTTGCATACTTAACTATATTAAAACGTGTCATGGCCACAAAGTCGTTAAAGTCCGATTGTTGATACATAAATTCAATGACATCCACACCTTCAGAACCTGTATAGTGCTGTGGTACCTTTTCAGGTAATATTGCGAAATCATCGCTTTCACATAAGTGCTGTAACTTACCATCATCAGTAAGAATATATGCAACGGTTCTATCTTCAGTAATCTTACTCACTGTTGCGTAAACTGATTGATCTAGTTTATGACGCCTCCACATGATACGTTGACCCTTCTTTAAGTCCTTTACTTGCATTAAATCGCCTGCTTTCTATGTTGATATTTTTTAGTATTGATAATTTCTTCTTTAGTCCAGCCTTTGTAATATCGCTTACGTGCCATAGTGGGCGTTATTCCGTTCGATTCCATTGTTTTTATCTCGTTATCGTTAAAATCAAGAAACCTAATACTATTCCAATTATACTTACTGCGCTTCTTATAGAAATGTGAACGTTTAACACCACGTGGCACTTCTAATATCTCTTTACGCGTCCATTTGTTGTAACTTCTGTCTAATACTGTTGCCGCATCGAGTCCGATAATTTCCATATGCTTAATTTCTTTATCAGTAAATCGCATAAAGCTAATTGATTCCCACGTCATATCGTCACCTCATTTAAAGGTTTCCAGTTGCTCCAGTCGGATACCTGTACCACCTTTGGGTATATATCATTTTTTAATAAATAATGGTACCACTTACCAGGTTCTACATATTGGGGTGTGCCATCAAACAACCACGGATGTTCTTGTTTAAAGCGTTCTTTCTTTAAAGCTCTTGCCACACGTCTACTACGTGCTCTCTCCTCTGCCTCGTTAAAGAAGCGATTTGTTAAACGGTAACCCGGAATGGTAACAATATCGTCCCTAAACCATCCCGCATTCATACGTTGCCTAATTTCATCTTCGGTCACTTGATTGCTTTCCATATAATTAACTTCTGCTTCATTGAAATTTAATTCTCTACCTTGTTCGAATATTGTGATCATCTAAAAAATCCTTTCAGAATCATATTTGTTAATCGTCACTTCTCCATCTGATAAGATATCTTCGTCAATATGTTCAATAAATGTTTCATCGTCAATTTCATCTTTACTTGATACATTTGGCAATGTAATTGTGCACCTAACAGTTACTGGTACATCAAAAGTTGCTGATTGTTCGTATAATTCCATGTAATAATACACTCCAATAACTACATTTTGTTTATAAATTCCAAATAGCTTCTAAGCCTTTCAATTACAGTTTCAAATTCACCATAAGCAATACTTTTATAGTTAATGCACGACATTCTGCCATCTTCGTATCTTTCACGCCATGCCCACCATCTGCCGTCGTCTAACTTTTCCAGGAATACTTTTGAATATCTTGATATGTCAACCGTGTAAATCTCATCGAAATATCCAGTAAGTAACCCTAACTGTTTAATATGATAATCTCGTTCATTTTCATCAATTTTCATAATTTCTCCTTGTGTGTTCAAAAGGTGTGCCAAAAATATCACGTTTTTGACACGGCCGAATCCCTTGACTCTCTAAGGATGAAGAGCCATGTTGTCAAAATGTGCCAAGAATTTTTATTAGCTCGCAACTCACACACATATACGTTCTTTTTATATTTATATACTCTTATATATACTTGACAACAATTGACACAAGAATAATAAAGACTGATATGACGGGGTTTTTCCGTGTCAAAAGTAGGAAATAACTTGACAACAAAATGACACACACTTGAACACAATTAAGATTTATAGTTAAAAATCCATTGTGGATTCTTCTCATTAGGTAATCTGCCTCGAACCTTAAAGAAATTGAAACGTTCCATATTTTTGTAAAAATCCTTACGATTCAGCACAAATTTGTAGCCTTCAAATCTGGCCCATTCTCTGTAATTTTCGTATACATCAGTAGCTTTTTTGTTTAGTATTTCTGTTTCAGAAACGAAGGCATACAATGGATCGTTACTTTTTTTAAAGTCGTCCATCTGTTCTTGTACGACATCTGGTATAGTGATTCTTTTATTTTTAAGTAACTTTCTTAAACCTTGGATAGCTAAATTTAATAAATGTGATTTTGCTTCTTCCGTGGTTACTTTTTTAGGTAAAGATTTATCTTCTTTTTCAGTCCCTCTTATGCGAACGTTGAACGGAACAATAATGAGACGGTCAAACACACCATCACTATTCTCATACCAACGCGGTAAATTATTAGCACTAAAAACTAATTTTGAATAATTTTTAAAATAGAAAACGTCCTTACCTTTAAAAGATGCTTCCACGGATTGACCAGTTACAAGTTTTTTAAAGTTTGCAGCATCTTTAATACTGGATATTGGTATGTCATCTCCAGCATTTAATAACTTGTGGTGTAAGGCGGACACGCTGAACCGTTCTGATAGTACTTGCAAAGGTGCACTCGACGTATTTTCTGGTCCTACTAAGGCTTCCATCATTTCTAAAATTAGTGATTTACCATTTCCTCCGTTACCCAAAAATAAGAAAGCTTTGCCTAAAAACATTTCTTTAGTTAGTAGATAACCAAACATTTCAATTATCATTTGGACGACTTCTAAATCTTCATCGGCTACCGTCATAAATGTATCATCAACGACTTGACTTTTAGCATCTGGATTATAAGCAACGTTGTATGATGCCGTAAAAATGTATTTAGGACTATGTTCCAACAATTCATCAGTTTTTATATTGTAAATACCATTCTTTAAAGGTATTAAATGTGTAGGTTCTTCTTCTCGTTCTGGTGCAACTGATTTAAGGTATTCAATGACTTCAGCTTGTTGAAATCGTTTTAACTCAGGTAATTCTGTTACCATGCACTTTTTGATATATCGTTCATCATTTATATATATACCGTCCTTATAAACGTGTAATAAGTTATCTATAATACATATGAAATATTTGTTTATGATATGATCGCCAAAAAGATTATGAGAGAAGTTTTTTAAGTTATTGTCTTTATAGTATTTTTCTTCATTTTCTTCTATCATCTTTTCGGTGCGTTTTTGACTTAATTTACTAATATCTTCATTGTCCAACATAGTGCCTCCTTTCTAGGTGATAGGTTCATAAACAATGTTGTTATTTCTACAATGCGTTTTATATATACCGTTGAAATGATGCAGTAGCTTCTTTTCAGATAACGGTGGATTGTTCTGCAAGTTCCACATCCGAAGCAATTCAAAGGCTACATCCCGTTGGAATTTAGTTATAAATAAACCTGCTAAAGATTCGGTAGCATGGGTACGTTGTCCGTCACCCACACCACGTAATAAATGAATCCATTCACTTTCTTCTTTAGATGGTTTTTTATAACCTTGTTTAATACGCTTTCGTTCATCTTCCATAACTGCCTTAGCATGTTTCACTAGTGGTTTAGGGTCTAGTGTTTCTGTAATCTGATAATGAAGTTCATAGTTATTTCCATCATCAGCAACTGTTGGTAAACTCATTGCGTGAGATATTGATAGGCTTGATTTATCATAAAAGACAATTGATTGACTATCTGTTTTTTGGCTATCAGGTCTTAGACCCAAAAAGTCTAGTATTGATCGTGTTACTTCTTTATAATATTGAGGTTCAATGTCTTCAGATAATGGTATACAGACCCTGTAGCGTTGGCCTTTAACACCGTGATTATGCGTTGAATACATTACGTAAGTTAATTTAAATTTATTCTTAAAATAAGATGGAAAGTTAATCGCATCGGGTATATCGTCAATATCCAACGTAATCATGGTTCTTGATTTGATACCGTCGTTATTACGATATGTTGCGATACCACCTACAATTATTCCTGCCGTTCCTTTATCAGCATACGTTTTAGGCGTCTTTAAAGATTCAATCAACTGTTCAATGGTTAATTCATAAATCTGTGGATTAGCCACATCAACGTGACTTTTAAAATAAGTTATCTTCATACGGCATCACGTTTGATCCTATGCATTTCACGATGATGATGTTTACATAACCAATATCCTTCGTTATCATCATGTAAAGCTACGAGTTTAAGCCATGCTTTATGGTCACTGGGGATATACTCCATTTCGCTATTAAGACTTTTATCTAATTTTTGATAACCAAACATAGTGTTAAAGTCTCTATTGGATATCAAAGGTTTTACATCGTTGAAGTACATCTCTTTAAAAGTTGGTTTTTCATGGTGATATTCTTGAGATTTTAAGTTACATTTTTTATATGGGTATTGACATTCAGGGAAATAACCATTTAATTTCTTTCCGATAATGTTATCGTTGAATAGTTTGCTTCTTAAGGCATCCTGGATGATTTTGTCTTTATACTTTTCCGAACCGAAGTCTTTGTATTTTTTATAAGCATTGACAGTACAACCAGTCCATACATTTTGAGGTTCAACGAAAGTGAGAACTACGGGATCACCTTGTGTGTCTTTTAACTTCTCATTAAATCTAACTTCGTCTATGCCATCTTTCTTCATTTCATCAGTATAATAATCGATAAAATAAAATTTACCGTTAGACTTGCCACCCTCTTTAATAATTGGTAGATGATAGGTATTTATAATGGACTGAAGAAACTCTGAATAAAAACCATCACTCTTATTTTTGTTTTCATTAATAATAAGTTTAACTTTTTCGTCCAAAGCTTTTTGAGTTTTAAATATTTCGCCGTTTATCTCTCTTTTAATTGAACGTCCCATTTAAATCACTCCTTTAAAACGGTAGGTCATTATCATTAATTTCATCTGCAACGTTAGAAAACTCATCGTCTTTCTTTTCTGATTTACTATCTAATAAATCAACGCCCATCGCATTAATCTGTGGGTGTTTGAATTTATGTCCATCTTTTTCAGAAACGTTAATGTTAAGTGATCCTGTTACACCAATCTGTGAACCCTTAGAAGTGTACTTTTCTACAACGCCTGCCACGTTCTCATTAAAGACAACGCAATCAATAAAGTCTGTTTCATCATTAAAGCGATTTACTGCCACTGTAAACGTTGCGAACTTTTTACCTTTCTTGGTCTCTCTAATTTCTGCATCTCTTACCATACGTCCGATTACTTGAATACTATTCATTGTTTAGTTTCCTCCATTTTCTTTAATCCTTGGTTTAATCGTGAAATGACTTTGTCCGCTTGTGCTTCTGTCATATTCGCTCTATCAGTTACACCAAACGATTTTAATAATTTATCTTCCGCCATATCATAATGTTTAGATACGGTTTCTAGCTTTTGATTAATTTCAGTAAGTTGTAATTCATTAGCGGGTTCAGCAGTATATTTAGCTTTCTTTTGCTTAGCGTCCGCATCATCTTCATCAGTCGGTAGACCAAAGAATTTCATTAGGAAATAACGTTCACTATAAGTTAATGCTGTACCTAGTGCCTTACTTGCATCTTCTTGATGACCAATAGCGTAAATTTCAGCTTCGATTTTTTCTTCTGGATTATCCGTGTTTGTTATTGTGTAATGTACATTTAATGAAACTAAGAATTCTAATTTACCTTTATTGTTTTTGAACATCTCATAAGTTGGTTGTGATGTTTTAAATGCAATATTGATACCATGTTTATTAAGTTCTGGATTAAGTTTGTGTAAGACTTGTGAACCTGATACATAAGAATATTGATAACCTTTCGTATCTTTCACAAAGCCTTCCATGGTTGACTTAGCTTTATTAATCCTTTGGTATATGTTTGGCTTTTCAGTCATCAATATTAACCTCCTCGTAATCGACGTTTTCAGTTACAGTTTTCTTAATAGCTACGTGTTGTGTCATGTCAATTTTCGAGTTGTCTGTACCGTCAAATTCGCGTGCTTCATAAAATGAGTCGCAATACTTAATTTCTGGTCTCGTGTCTGTAGGTCGATTAATAATATATAAATCAAGGTCTTTGTGCTTAATGAGATAAGTTATTTTGGTACTCATGCGAAACCCTCCAGTAAGTCATTGGTAAAATCTTTTTTCTCGTCTAGGCACTGCCAAACTTTTGATTCAATAGTGCCTTTGGTTTTGTAATTTAAAATCGTAATACGAGGCCTTGCTTTGTGCCGTACTGCACGCCCTTTAGCTTGTATATAATCTTGATATGAATAAGTTGGTGTATAGAAAACGACTATATCGTTGTAGCTTAACTCTATGCCTGCAGCACCTGCTTTGTAGTTAACAATCGTCACGGCATTTCTGAGGTCCTGCCATTCCATACGTGAAGGTAAATCATTATTAGAACCTGTTACTTCAAATATTTCTTTATTACATTCATACGCAAGATCTAATAAATCATCACGTTCTCTTTTGAATTCGGTAAAAATTAAAATATTTTCGTTTGTAGATTCAAATAAATCTTTGGTGTAATTCAACTTCTCTTGTTGATTAGTTAAATATCTTAAAGCACCTGATAACTTAGCTTGTGTGTCTAAAATGACCTCTTGACCTTTAAAATCAATTACCTTGTCCTTTTTAGCGACTTTATATAATTGCGACGGCTTCGATATGTTTACAAAGCGTTCTGATACCTCGGGTAAGTCAACAAAATATTCAGTAGGCTTTTGTATAGCTATAGCGTTATATAGCTTCATAAGCTTGTCAGTATCCTTATAATCAACTATCTTTTGAAAACTATTTGAACCAAATTGCATACGTTTAAATATGGCATGTTCGCGTTCAAAATGAGTCTTATTTTTGAAAAAGCCCCACATTATGAAATAATTCATACAATCTGCCCACCCATTACTTGCTGGTGTTGCAGAAAGCAAGCAATAGTGTGTGGCATATTGCGTAAGCTTGAAACATGCTTTACCACGTTTGCTTGTAGGGTTTTTCAACATGTGACATTCGTCAAAAATGACAAAGTACCCTTTATATTCCTGCCAATGTTTAGCAATTTTGTTGTAACTGATAATGTCATAATCAATTTCGATACCTACTGCGTTACAATATCGTTCTATTTCTAATGGCCAATCATTCGTTTTAATTTTGCTTGCTGGTGCTACTACTAATAAAGGCTCTTTATCTTCGTTGTACTTATGATAGTGAGCTATAGAAATTAGTGTTTTACCTGAGCTTGTACCTAGTGCGTACAATTGATTGGGTTGTGATTGATCTAGAATTTCTTGTTGCGTGGGGTATAACATTTAAATTGACCACCCTAACTTGTTACAGTTTGTGAGGTCGTTATTTGAAATAGCTTCTTTAAGACGCTTAGCGTCGTTAAAATCATCTGTAGCTATGGCAATAACACCTTTACTTCGAATTTTCTTAATTTGTGCTTTTTGAATGGTAGATAATACGCCTCGCGGCTCTTTAACTTCAATATAAGCTGGCACGTTGTTATATATGATAAGTAAGTCTGGCCAACCATCAGGTGTACCTGGTGCGCCGCCAAAGTGTTTAAATACAATGGCATTATTCTGTTCAAAGTACCGTTTTATACGATTTTCAATATTCTTTTCGATAGCCACAATTGACGACCTCCTATTTAAGTTGTAAGATTAACTTGTGTATAGATACGCCATTACTGATTGCCGTCAGTAGTGGTCTTTTTTAAGACTTCTGTCCAAAGTGGATAAGACAATAACGCAATCATAAAACTAAGTCCGATTGCTAAAATGCCATCTAAGTTACTAGCTGCTAACGTAATAAAAAACGTTACTATCTGTGTTACATACGTTGCTATCCAATTCATACTGCTTTTCCTCCTTAATCAACAATGATATTTAATGCGTTCAATTTCCTTAAAGTTTTTAATTAGCCAATCTTTCATCTTAGGTCCAATGAATGTGTAAGTATCATTGTTATTAATTGGATAATGCGAAAACTCTAAAATTTCTTTTTTAAACTTAGGAATTTCTAAGATGTTGGCTTTAATCCAATTTCGGTCATGACCTACTTCGTGAATTAGATCTGACATGTTCCAATAAGTTTTGGTCATTTAGCGTACCTCCTTTCTGGTATACTCCTATTAAGGAGGTGATAAGTATGGACTTAAACAATGCTGATAAAGCTGAAATTTTTATTCATCAACATGCTCATGATTTAGCTTTGACATTTTTAAAAGACGAATTAATTAATTCTGAAGAATTAACAAAAGATAATATTCCATCACTTAAAAAAGATGAAATTATTAACACTTACGAATATCTTTATTCAATATTTGAAGATGAATTGAAATTATCGTCTACACATTTTTAACCTGTTCCTCATTCTGCTCACTGCCATGAGCAGTTTGAGGTTCTTTGTTTTGTTCTTGCATTTATTTTCCTCCTTTAAGTTGTTTGTGGTTCTATATTTCAATCGCTGACGGTCTAACATCTTTGATAAATTGAATTGCTAAGTCTACATCTTTTCGTTTGATGTGATTGTTAGGTGCATTACCTTTCATGCCTAGATGTTTTTTAGACTGAACTAGCAATTTTGACTTAACTTTTCCTAATTGATGTCTGTATTCTTCTTTAGCTTTCTTGTTTGCTAATGCTTGTTCATATACATCTCCGATTAGGAATTCATCTATCGTTACTTGAATACCAGCTTTACCTAGAATTTGTTCAGCTTTAGACTTGATAGCAAATTTGATAGCGTCAATGTCTTGTGGCGTTACATATTCGCCTTCGAATTTTTCGTTTAATTCTTCTAATTTCTGATTACTTACTTTTCCTGTTGAGATTAAGTAATCAAGTTTATCGCTTACTAACTGTTCAATGAGTTGGTTCATATCATCTAATGAGTTAATCCCATAAGCACTTGCTAATTGATTATGTTGTCTTTCTACTTTGATGAAGTAACCTCTGATTTTTCTTCCTATTTCGCTACGTTGTATCATTGAAATTTCTTTCGCCATGTCGAGTGTCATGATGTGATCAGTTTGTTTCGTGTAAGGATTTCTTGGATTATTGGTTAAACTTTTTTGTGTGACCAAAATATAGTCAGTATTTTCTTCAAATCCGTAACCAATCATTCTATTCATCCATTGTTTATATGGTGTTTCAATTTTTAATCCTTTGTGTAACTCGCGTCCACTTACTGCGACTGTTCCATCTTCATTTCGCTTTAAATTGAATAGTTGTTGAATTTCATTCATTAACTTTTCACCTCTTCTTTAATTTCTAAGATTTTTGCAATACGTTTCTTTTGCTCAAATGCATCTCTGCGCCCACGCAAGATGTCGGATAAATAAGCACTTGAAATACCTAACATATCCGCAAGCTGTTTATTCGTGATGTTGCGTTTAAGTAATTCCATTCTTACTTTCATGCCAAATTCTGTTGTTGCCATAATTTTCACCTACTTTAACTTTTTTTCTAAGCTTATAAATTACCTGTTGAAAACAAATAACTTTTGTGCTAATATTTAAGCATAGCTTAATAAACCTATAACAACGCTATTGAGCACTGTTAATACGGTCTCTTTACTCGTTCCCCAACGAATATTTGTTATTTGTTTAATGGCTAAATTTAAAGCTTAAATACAGTATAATAACTTATTTGCTATTTGTCAAACAGAAATAACAAAAAAGTTAACTGTGATAGGAGAATTTTATGAATTTAGTTCAAAGAATACGCAACTTATGCAACTCAAAAAACATGACTTTTGCTGAATTAGAGAGAGTTTTAGGTTTTTCAAACGGTCAAATTAGACGTTGGGAAAGTTCTAAACCAGGTATTGATAAAATTCAAAAAGTAGCCGACTACTTCGATGTATCTGTTGACTACTTATTAGGTAGAGAAAAAGATGAATACACTGGCGAACGAGAAGATGAAGAAATTCGCATCATGCATCGTGGAGTTAAGAATATGACAAAAGAAGATAGAGAAAAAGCATTAAAAATGTTTGAAACTTTCTTCGATAATTGGGACGAATATACTAAAGACAAGTAAGGGGATTTTATTGTGCATTTTGTATATCAAAATTCATTTTTAAAAGCAGCACGAGCTGTAAGTGCATTAATTGAAACTAATTATATAGATAGATTCCCTTTACCTATTAAAGAAATAATAGAGAATGATAGTAATGTGGAATTATTTACGTTTGAAGATTTTTGTAATATGACTGGATATACATTAAAAGAATTACAAACTTATGGTGGTTCTGATGAGGCTTTTCACATTAAAAAGGGAAATAAATTCGCCATTATTTATAACGACAATATATATAATAGAAGATTACGTTTTACTCTAGCTCATGAATATGGTCACTATATCATGGAACATGATGGTATGAGCTACGAGAAAACACCTATATTCCAAGATTCTCAACGTACTCATTTAGAGGAATATGAAGCTAACTCGTTTGCCTCATGCCTCCTATTCCCTCTTAATGTAAGATACAAATATCGTAATGTATTGAGTGTAGGTGATGCGGCAGATCTATTCAAAATTAGTTATCAAGCTGCAAAAGTTGCATTAGATATCTTTGACGAACACATGGACAGTGGATTAGAAGATCATATTTCAATGTTTGAACATAGGCACATGGAAACTTATATGTCATTTCTTGATGAAATGCTCGGTGAACAACTAAAAGAGTATAACCACATAATGAGGGCAGAATACGGTTATTAAAACTAACTACGGCGATCACTCTATTATGTTCGAACCGTTGCAAGTATTTGAATATAAAATGTTATATTTATTAGATAAAGGAGATGAATACATATGAAACCAAACGAAAAATCTGGTATAGATGAATATATGAACGACGAAATAAAATCGTTAGGCGTTAAATACTATCGTGAGTCTAGTGGTAACATCGAGGTACAAAATGCATTAAAAACAGCAAGTAAACGTTTGAATGGCAATGTAGGAAAACCGGAATTCACATTTTTTAGTAATGATTTTTTTGTTGTAGTAGAAGATAAAAATGATATCAATTTACATATATATTCAAATGATGACAATGTAACGTTGGATAATCCTGAAATAGTTCCAAAATATGCAGTGAATGGAGCTATTCATTACGCTAGACATATTATCAAAAATACTGACATCATAGATAAAGTATTTGCTATTGGTGCCTCTGGTAATGGTCATTCAAATAAAATTAGCATTTACTTTGTGGATAAAAATGAATATAAATTTATTGCTGACGTAAACAATCTTAATGATCTTAAAGAAGAAAATATAGAAGAATTTTACCGTGTTTCAGTTCTAGGAGAGCTTCCAAAAGAAGAAAGAGAATTAAAAGAGGTAAATAAAATTGCTGCAGACTTACATGAAGATTTAAGAAATTATGGTTCTCTTGAAGGTGAAAAGAAAGCTTCTGTTGTGTCTGCGATTTTACTCGCATTAGAAAATGAAGATGTTATTTTCAGTGTTGATAAATTGCAAGGATTACAAGGTGAAGGCGTAAAAGATGGTGAAATTTTGTTTGATGCTATCGATAAATATTTAAGAAATAAAAGCTTAATGCCTCACGCTAAAATTGGTGAACTAAAAGATAATTTTATTTTTATACAAAACGACTTAACTTTAAATAGAATAAGAGAAGATTTAGGAATGACACCCTTAAAATACTTCACCATCAAATTGAATGAAAAATTAAAGAAAAATATTAAACACTCTGATATGGATATTTTAGGTAATTTCTACGGTGAGTTTGTAAAATATGGTGGTAGTGATGGAAATTCTTTAGGTATTGTATTAACACCAAGACACATTACAAATTTAATGTGCGAATTAATAGATATTAACGAAAATGATTATGTGTTAGATCCGTGTTGTGGTTCTGGTGGGTTTTTAATTGCTGCAATGAATAAGATGTTAAATCAAACAACAGATGAAAGTAAACAAGCTCACATCAAACAAAAACAACTACACGGAATTGAATTGCAACAAAAACTTTTTACGATCGCAACAACCAATATGATTTTACGTGGTGACGGTAAGAGTAATTTAAAACGTGATGATGTATTCCATGTAGAAAAAGAATTATATTCAGGTAAGATTACAAAAGCTTTAATTAATCCTCCCTATTCACAGGCTAAAACTAAAAATTTAAGTCACTTATCAGAAATCAGCTTTATTAATGAAACTTTAACTTTAATGAACACTGGCGCTAAATTAGCAGCTATTGTTCCACAAAGTACAATGATTGGTAAAACCAAAAATGATAAGAATTATAAGCGTGAGATACTAGAAAAGCACTCATTAGAAACTGTAATAACACTTAATAAAGATACATTCCACGGTGTAGGTGTTAACCCATGTATAGCAATTTTTACCGCAGGTATACCTCAAGATGACAAGAAACGTGTTAATTTTGTGAACTTTTCTGATGATGGTTATGTAGTACGTAAACATGTAGGCTTAGTTGGTGATGGTACAGAAAAATCTAAAAAGGAATACCTTTTAAATGTTTTGAATGACTATGAAGACCCTGACACTAACTTTTTAGTTAAGTCCCCTATTACTTGGGAGGATGAATGGCTACATAGTTTCTTCTACTACAATGAAGAAATACCAACTGATGAGGACTTTGAAAAAACAATTGCTGATTATTTATCATTTGAGTTCGATATGAAACTGCACGGCAGGGGGTACTTGTTCGATGATGAAACTGAGTGATAGAGAGTGGAGAGCATTTAAAATTAAAGATTTCTTTTACTGTTATACTGGAAAGTATTATAGTAGAAACGAGTATTCAAATGGAAAAACACCACTGATAACAGCCAAGTCTCAATATAATGGGATTTCACATTGGATTAATATTAATGATGAAGATTATTTTGAAAATGCTATTACAATAGGTAAAGTAGATGCAACTTCTTTTTATCAACCATTTGGATTTGTCTGTTCTTCAGATGTAAATGTGATTAAGCCAAAAGCTGTGAAACTAAATAAGTATTTAGCAACTTTTTTATGTAACCAAATAATGATGCAGAGTTCTAAATTTGATTACGGAAATCAAATTAGACTCAATGATACAAAAGCTTTAAATATAATGCTCCCATCAATTGAGGATAAACCTGACTACGATTTCATGGAACAATACATCAAAGAAAAATATTTTGCCATAAAATCACAAATTAAAGAGAAACAAAAGCATGAAATAAACGATTGGCGAGAGTTAGATGAGGTTGAGTGGAGTCCATTTAAAATGACTGATGTATTCGATAATATTCAAAGAGGAAAGCGATTAACTAAAAATAATCAAAAAAAAGGAAATAAACCTTATATTTCTTCGAGGGGTATAAATAATGGGGTTGATAACTTTATATCAAACTCAAAGAATACAAGACAATTTGAAAATTCATTAACTTTGGCAAATAGTGGCAGTGTGGGAAGTGTTTTTTATCAACCATATGAATTCATTGCTAGCGATCACGTTACTCACTTAAAGAAAATTAATCTAAGCAAATATAGTTATCTTTTTATAGTTAACATGTTGAATAGGTTAAGCGATAAATATAGTTTTAACCGTGAAATAAATGATTTTAGAATTAAAAGAGAAAGTGTATTACTTCCTAATAAAAACAACCAACCAGACTATGACTATATGGAACAATACATGAAACGAAAAGAAAATGAGATATTAGATAGAATATAACAAGTGTTTGACTCTTAAACCGGTCGAATTCGACGGGTTTAAGAAATAAGTACCCTTTATTTTTTAGGAGGGATCGGTGAAATGGTTGTAACTAAACGCAAAGAAAGAAACACTTGGCAGTATAGATTCGGGTATCAAGGAAAAATGTATAAAAAAACCGGTTTTAAAACAAGACGTGAGGCTTTAAAAAAAGAAGATGAAGCTAAAGAATTATTACGTAAAGGTAATGTGATTGATGATGAAACTTCTTTCTTAACTTATTACTATAATTGGATAGAAGTCAATAAGAAAGGTGTTATAACTCGTCGTGCCTTTGATACCTATGGTAACGCAATTAATCAATTTAAATCCTTTTTAAATGGTGAAAATATGGAAGATATTAAGTTAAACAACCTTTCTTTAACACTATACCGTAAATTCATTAAATGGTATGGTTCTAACCACACTACCGAGAGTGTAAGAAAGGTTCATAACTGCTTAAAAGCTTCAATAGAAGATGCTATTCAAGAAGGGCTTATTCACAAAGACCCAACATATAAAGCTTTTGTTAAAGGTAACGTACCTACCATGAGTGAAGAATTAAAATACATGAGGGTTAAAGATTTCAAAGCACTTAAGGAATACGTTAAAGGTGTTCCTATTAAATCTTATTTTTACATTTACCTCATCGTTTTAACGGGTGCACGCTTTGGAGAGATACAGAAAATCACCCGTAATCACTTTCTATTTGATGAAAATAAGATACACATTGAAGGTACTAAAACTGAAACATCAGACCGTATCGTGTCTATTCATCCTGAAGATATGTTAGAAATTAAGAAAATGCTTTTAAAAATTCAATCCGATCAAGACGGGTACATTTTTAATAACGGGAACAACTTTATTTCTCATAATGCTGTGCAAAAAACACTAACCAAATTTTGCCGTGAACATGAAATAAAACGTTATACACTTCATGCAATTAGACATACGCATTGTAGTTTCCTACTACATGAAAACGTATCTATTTATTACATTTCTAAAAGATTAGGTCATAAGTCAATCAAAACAACAATGGATGTATATTCTCACTTACTAGATGAAACTCAACAGAAAGAAGATAAGAAAGCAGTGAATGTTTTAAACTTCTAA